GTTTCTAACTGGCATAGAAATATGTGTTGATTCTGAAATCTTCATAACTTGATATATAACGTAACTTGGTGTAAAATCAATAAGTTATGATGGCAAAATTATTTAGACAGGTCTTAGATAAACTTATGTCTTCACCTGTCGCACAGAATGCAAGAGTTCAAGTGGCATTACCTGACGGAAAATTTTACGACATCAAAGGTATTCAGTTGATGGAAAACAAACTTCTAGGAGTAAGAGAGACTCATAGAATTGTTTTAGTGATTGATCCTGAGAAGTGGAGAATGGGTAATGTTGTTAAAAAATTAGGTGAGTTTAAAATACAGTAGTTACTGTGAAACCTGAAACAAAATTCTGGCAAGAAGTTCGCAAAAAGTTGTCCAAAATAAGGTGGACAAGGATTGAAAACATTAGTGTTCCTGGTGTTCCAGACCTGTTGGGATACAACAAGAATCATGTCTTTTTTACCGTTGAGCTAAAAGTAACTCACCGGCAACAAATCCGTTTCTCACCACACCAAATTGCCTTCCATATGACCCACCCACTAAATAGTTTTATCTTAGTAAAGCACCTTGCTTCTAGCGACGTGAAACTTTACGAGGGACAACAAATTGAAGAGCTTGCTGCTTGCGGCTTGAAGCTTGACGCTTGCTGCTTGGGGCTTGAGGCTTGCGGCTCGTTCTTTGAACAGCTTGGCGCTTGAAGCTTGCAGCTTGTTGCTTGTAGCTTGGCGCTCCAGGTCCCGGCAACTCTGTTTAACCGGGCCCAGTCCTGGAGCATGTTAATGCTCAGCGTATGCAACATTTTTGATTGACTTGTCCCAGCATGCGCGGCAGTCTTTACAGTGTGGCTTTCCAGCTTTATCTAATTGTTTAGGGGCCGGGCAGTTAGCCGCAGCGCCTTTAGTTACAACGGTAGAAGTGTGCGGCCAACTTGCCGGCGCGTCCTGGTCTATCATTGTAGCAGAAAACCTGATCACCAAATTATCCGGCGCCAGGTTTAAATATTTCTTAACCCACGCTTCACGCGTTGGCATCCAGTGAGCGGTGTCCGGTGTCATACGACACACTGCGAAAATTTTAGACAAGTGTTCCACGTCCTGAACGTCGCCGGAATCATGCCATCTAAAAAACTTGTTACGTTTAGCGTTTATTTGTGCTGCCATGGCCTCTACCCACCTGGGATCTTTAATTGATTCTAGCCGCTTGTATTGAGCTGCTTGAACCACTTTAAAAACATAACAACCCTTTAAAGCATAGCAACCGTGGCAGGTACTGCCTTTAATTTTAACAAGTTTAGATCCTGTTTTGCATTCCTTAGCCGGCAGGCCGTAGGCGTGTCCTGGCATTTTTGAAGGCTTGGAAAGTGAGCCTGTTATCGCTTTATAATCCATATCCTATATTATCCTTTATTAATAAGTTTGTCAACCGGCTTGTTGCTTGCAGCTTGAGGCTTGATGCTTGTAGCTTGCGGCTTGATGCTTTTAAAAAATTCCTCGCAGCTTTTTACATAAGCGGCCGGCAGCGTCGCGTGGTCCTCCAGGAACCACGCGGTTAAATCATGTTTTTTTAATCGAAGAAATTTCCTACGTGCCATCTCCAGGTTTCCTTTCTATTTGGCTCTTCGAACCACGCTCCGTCTCCCAGGGGCAGCGCGTCATTCGCGTCCTGCATATCCGGGTACTGGTATTCCTTGTCTTCGTATATAAACGTTTGCATTTTAGTCTTTAGTTTTTTCATAACGATCCATATCTTTTTTAACTAAGCGTAGAATCTCTTCTAACGCATCCGCTATTCTTTTTAAATTATCATTGTCCATAAATATCCTTTCTGTTATACATATATAGGATCATCCTACATATGTCAAATTCTTTTTTCTAGTTACTCACAGCTTGAAGCTTGAGGCTTGTCGCTTGGATCCAGCGGTCCATTACAGTAATACCAATTGCGCTTGTAATAGACCACTACATCCAAGTTGCCCCGCTAAAGTGATCACTTGCGCAATAGTCCAGCGGGGACTTTTTGGATCCAGGGACGTATATCTATTTCCCATGGACCTGGATCCAACGGACCATCATTCGTACCTGCCGCGGTTTACCTCCAGGCTGATGGTCCACTGCATCCAAGTGGGGCTGGTCAACCTTGTAAGAAATCCCAGCCCCTAAGGATATATTCACTCATGAAAAGAAATGAATACACTCCTATATAATCCTATTGACATTGATTGTCAAGGGGTATATAAATTTTTTTAACGAAAGGATATAAAATGCAAACACAAACAAAAGACTTTAGACTAAACGCTAATAAGCGTAAGTCTTTAGTATCGCATTACGAAGATTACATTCGTAATAAAAAAAGCAAAGTTAGAATTGCTTATGACAAAGCAAGGGAAAACTTTGTAGAACTGCAACCTAAAATCTGGGAACTGATAACCCAAGTTGTTAGGAAACAGCAACCTCAACAAGATGTAGACACTATTAATTCTATGAGAGCAAAGTATGGAGATAATGGTGGTCACATACATGATGACAGTTGTTTTTATTTTACCTGTCCGACTGATGAAAAGGATAGCGAGGGTAATAAAATAACTAACTCTAATGAAATACATCTTGATATGAAACTTGATGCCAATGTTAGTAATAGTTATAATAATGACTTTGCTTATGCTTATTATTATGATGATTTAAAACAACATGGCTTAGACCCAGACCTTGAGTATAAATGGAAGGATAAAAAAAATCCAACCTACTACAATACTGAAAGTCAAGTTAAGGAGTTTATAGGTCTTAGTCGTAATCACAATGATGATGATAAAAGCAAACCTATCAATGACCCATTTTGGAAACATACTATTCCTGTAATTGGGACAAGTTATTGTCATAGTAGACAGTTTCAAGTTGATGACATTACACACTCAACCCTAAATCAATTTAGGATAGCACAGCAAGAGTTAGTAAGAACTCACGAAGCTATGTTTGATTACATTAATGATAAGGTGACTAAGATTGAGCAAGGTTTAAAGGCGTACACTAAGTACAGTCAAGCAAAAGAATTGTTTGACAGACTTAACATACCTTTAAATGAAAGTATGCTAGACGACCAATCGACAATGGCTTTAAGTGTATTCAGTCCAGAAAATTTGGCGGATATGCTTACAGACAAAGAGGAAGAGTTTGAAAGTCGAGAAGCCAAGATCGCTCACTTTAAAGCATTACAGTTAAATTAAGACTTGACGGGGTATCCTATTTAATATAGGATACCCTTAACGAAAGGATATATTATGACAATAAAGACATACTTTAACATTACCTACTTTGCTAAGAAGCATAAGGGCTTTGTTACAAGATCAGGTAAGTTAGATGATAAGACAAAAAAATGGACAGACAAAAAGGGAAACCAGTGTTTCACTTATTACGATCTAGATAACATGGGATATAGAACAGCAGTAGGTGACTATGTCTTAGAACTGAAAGGATATAATTAATATGAGCTGGGAACTAATCGTATTTACATTATGCATATTATCTATATGCATAATTGGGATAGTAGGTTGTATCAATACTTTGGAAGAAATTGATGAGCGAAATAAAAGAGCAAAGTTTGAGTTTAACGAAAGGAATAGAAAATGAGTCAGTTTAATTGGTGCCATGGACCGAACTGCCATACATATCACACCTTAGGTAGAATTAGAGGTGTGAAAGGCAATAAGGTTTTACGTACACGTAAAATCAGTCAAACTCATTCACATTATCATTTAAATGATTGGCTCAGTCGTTGGTGGGCTTATTTCTGTGATGAGAGATGTAGAACGGATTATATACATAAACACTTAACCGCTATCCTAAGACTAGAGCCTAGAACCGAGCCGCTCGAAACGAGCATCGAGGTGCAACAAATAAAACAAGTAAACTGGCAAGGCAATTCATATACATATAAAAAAATAGTAGAAGCATAGTTGACAAGGGGATAGTATTCCTATATTATCCCCTACAACGAAAGGATATATTATGCCAATAAGAACTAACCCATACTCAGGAGAATCAGCGGTATTAACTACCGAGCAAGCAGCGTTACACGACGAGATAAAAAACGCTGAACTTAATGAAGATTACGACACAGTACAAAAAGGACTAAGCAAGTTTGCCAAGCTTAATCCATCTGCCTACATGACATTATTAGATTAATAGAGGTACCAGCAACGAGCCAAAAATAGGCTCGTTGCTTTTTTCTTAACACACATAAATACAAAGGGGTCCCAAGGCTAGCCCCTTTATGCCTTGTTTTATAGATAGACATGGGTTAAAATCATTCTAGGTTACAAAATTAAACCAAAAAAATTTTGCAGAAAAAATTTTCGAAATGAAAGTCGATTTAGATAAAATAAAAAACTTACCTCCTGACGTTAAAAAAGATTTCATGAAAATGTATCTTAGATACACGGATAAGAAAAAGGAGTCTCAAATCCAAAATGATTTTATGAGTTTTGTAAAACATGTGTGGCCAGAATTTATTGAAGGGACCCACCATAAAATGATTGCGGATAAATTTAATAAAATTTCAAAAGGTGAATTAAAGCGTGTCATCATTAACATGCCACCAAGACACACCAAGTCTGAGTTTAGTTCTTACCTGCTGCCCGCTTGGATGATTGGTCGTAACCCGAAACTCAAAATTATCCAGTCGACTCACAACACCGAACTTGCAGTTCGATTTGGTCGTAAAGCTAAAACATTAATGGATACTCCTGAGTACACTTCAGTATTTCAAACAAGACTCAGACAAGACTCACAAGCTGCGGGTAAATGGGAAACACAACAAGGCGGCGAGTATTACGCAGCGGGCGTCGGGAGTGCAATTACAGGAAGAGGTGCAGACCTTTTAATTATTGATGATCCACACTCGGAGCAGGATGCACTAAATGCTGATGCATTAGAAAAAGCATACGAGTGGTACACCTCAGGTCCACGTCAACGTTTACAACCTGGTGGAATTATAGTCTTGGTTATGACAAGATGGAGTACAAAAGATTTAACGAGTAAACTCATTAAAGCATCCTCAGAACCTAAAGCAGATAAATGGGACATTATTGAGTTCCCTGCGATCATGCCATCGGGTGAACCGGTGTGGCCAGAGTTTTGGAAGAAGGATGAACTGCTTGGAGTCAAAGCATCTTTGTCTCTTGGTAAATGGAATGCACAGTGGATGCAAAATCCAACATCAGAAGAAGGATCGTTAATCAAACGAGAATGGTGGCAAAACTGGGAATCTGAAGACTTACCTCCGCTTACTCATGTTATCCAATCTTACGATACTGCATTTATGAAAAAACAAACGGCAGATTATTCTGCAATTACGACATGGGGTGTATTTTATGATGACAGGTTTAACGGACCACAATTGATGTTACTCGATGCATTAAAAGACAGATACGAGTTCCCCGAACTTCGCCGCGTGGCCAAAGAACAATATGATTACTGGACACCAGAAACGGTGATTATAGAGTCTAAAGCCTCAGGACTCCCGCTAACCTATGAATTACGCCAGATGGGGATACCGGTGGTAAACTTTACACCGAGCAAAGGAAATGATAAACATACACGTGTTAACTCAGTTGCACCTCTATTTGAAAGTGGATGCATATGGGCGCCCACCGAGAAACAATTTGCTCAAGAGGTGATTGAGGAGTGCGCAGCGTTTCCATACGGGGATCATGACGACCTGGTGGACTCGACAACCCAAGCGGTCATGCGATTCAGACAAGGAGGCTTTCTTGAACATCCTGAAGACTATGTGGAAGAAACTGTTGAACAAACCCCTAAAACGTACTATTAATGTGCTTACAGTCTTACCGACTGTAAACGGGAAACTTATATATGGGCACAATAGAAAAAATAGTACAAGCACTGATCAAGGTCTTCGTAAGAAGCAACAACCGTTTTCCGCAAGGAACAGAGCTTAAAGAAATTCAAAGTCAAGCAAGACAGGTTTTAGACGGAGCTCTAACTCGTAATTTAGATGAAGCCAAAGGTAAAAATTTAGACGACATTGATGTGATGGAAAAAACCATGGACAAAAATGCGGATCAGTTGATTGACGATTATTTATCGAACGAAGCAACTAAAGGACGAATGACTTCAGAGCCACCAACCTTTACTGTGGTTGATCAAAGAAAATTACCAAGAGCAGAAATTGAAGCTTTACCTTTAAAGGATAAAGAAAAAGCAGAAGCAGCCGTTAAGAAAAAATTAGAAGCACAAAACGAGCAAACAAGACAATCTAAAGAAGGTGGTGAGTCTCCAGGAGGCCCACAACGAGGTAGACCAGAACTTGTTGATAAAAATTTTGGAGATACGATTTACATCGATAGACGTGATATGCAGATATTAATGGGTGATGCACAAGATAAATTTGCTCAGGCCGAGAATGCTATTCGAAATGGTAACTATGATGAAGCAAGAGGTATTTTAAGATATGAGATTGAAGACAATTTTAAATTACCACAAGCCACTCGAGACGCCGCGTATGATGCTAGAGTGTTTCTACGTCGAGGCGAAGGGCTCGCAACGGATATGGGTTTTGATACACCAGAAGAAACTTTACAAGCGTTAAAAGAAAAAATTGACGAAGGCATACAAACAACTTTTCCGGATAACTATCCAACATTTACAAATCCAGAAGATGCATCCAAAATGAAAAACATCGAGTATGTTGATTTTTTAGATGAGGCAGGCGAAGACTTTGGAACACCTAATTCTATTGTTTCTACACCAGAAGATATTGATTATGAATTTAAAGAAGGTGGCCGTGTAGGTTTTTCAATAGGGGGAGCAGGTGGAATTATAAGATTGATTAACAAACTTGTAAAAACTAAAAAGATGGGTGCTGAAACAGCAGCAAATCTTATTGATCTAATGGACCAAGCAAAAAAAGCTGGCATTCCAATTAAGACGATGAAGGATTTAGAAAACTTTGAAAAACAGATTAAAGAAACTAGCGGCAAACTTTATGAGTCTAGAAAAAAATATCCAGGTGTCGAAGGAGAAAAATCAGGACTGCCTGTTATTTTAAAAGGCAAAGCACCAAAAGCAACATCAGAAGAAAAACTATATGATGAATATATTTATTATAGAGATGAATTAGGAAACTTTGAAGGATCTTTTGATGATTTTATTATTGCACGAAGAAAAGCAGGATCTCTTTATGCAGAGGAAACACCTCTTTCAAAAGAAACAGTTAAAAGAAAACAAAACGCTGAAGGCGGCCTAAACTATCTGTTAGGATTCTAATATGGAAGTTAGTAAATTTAGAAGGGCGATGAGACCTAAGAAATATCTCACGCGTGACTTTGTTGTGTACCAAGATCCTAAGAGGCTAGAGGCGCGCAGCGAGATGCAAGCAGGTGGCGTCGTGGAGCGAGAGGGTTTTAGTAAAGGCTCTCCTTTTGGAAACAGACCAAAACCTGCTTTAGATCGATTGTCTGATGCTCTTTTAAATGCTCATGCAAAAGATGACATAAGACATTTACTTATCAATTCTGGAGTTGGAAATTTTTCAGAGTTAGACAGAGCTAATCTTTCAAATATTTTATTAACAGATGAAAATGCCATGCAATACGTTTCTAAAAATTCAGGATTATCTACAGAAGATATTTTAAATTTAATTGATGATAGAGATGCTTATTTCGAATTAGAAGGAGCAAGTAAGAGAGCAAAACTTGGAGCAGAAACACTTTTTGGAGATGAAAGAAAATTTTATCAAGATGCTGAGCAATGGATAATGGAAAATGCAAAAAGATATGATGATCCAGCTAAATTTAAAAAAGCGTTTAAAAGAACATTCCCTAAAAATAATTATTTATTGAATGCGATCAATTCTAAAAAAACAACACCAATAATGACACAATTTAGTGATGATTTTAAAAGAGAAATATTTGGCACAGGAGAAGGAAGAAGTCCAGGAGGTAAAGTAGTTTCTGGAAAAGCAACAAAAGATATTTCAAGAATAGGTACAAATTCCTCTGTTTTGGATGATGTATTTAGAGTTGCAATTTATAATTTTAATCCAACAGTAAGAAACAAAATAAGAAATGAATTTATGTCTATTATTCCTAAAGAAACATCAGTCTCTGACAAACAAGCTTTATCAACTAAAAAAAATTTAGAAAAAAATAAATTGTTAAAACAATTTGGATTAGATAAAAAAATTAAGGGACCTATTTCAAGATTGATATTAAAAGATTTAGGAGAAAATTTATTTAATTCAATTTCTGAATTTAGAAAACCTTTTCAAACTGTAGAGTCATCTTTAATTTATTTAAAAGATAAAGTTAATCCTAAGTATAGAGAAGCTTTTAAGGAAACACTACAAGCAGTTCGATACGCTAAAAAAAGTTTGTGGAATGATGCTAAAAAACAATTAAACATAGCACAAAACATTAATTTTGATCACAAAATCCCTAAAGCTTTAATTGATGCGGGATACGCTGATGAAATTAACTATATTAAATTAACTCCAGTAACTAGTGATTTTAATACTAAAATAAAAAATGTAGAATTTGATAGACCTTTAATAAAATTAACAAAAAAATATGAATTAGCTTCTCCCAATGAAAAACCAAAAATTTTTAAAAAAATACAATCTTTAAAAGATTCTTTTAATAAAAAAACTAAAGGATATTTGGATGATATAATTATCACAGAGAAAAAAGGCAAATTAACTTTTGATAGTAAAGTTAAACCTCTAACTAAAAAAACAAATGTTGTTTCTGAATTAAGTAAAAATTTATTTCAAGATCTAGATGTAGACCCAGAGACTAGAGAAATACTAAATAAATTAAACAATAAATTAGCTATGAATCCTTTTGATGCAGAAGGATTGTTTAAAGATGAAATAGCAAAGATGAAAAGGATTGGAACACCAGCTGCTAAATTCATAGGAGGTGCGCTTGGTGGTTTAATTGCTGAGATTGGTTTTGAGGCAGCCTTTGCCATACCTGCTTACTCAAGAGGCGTAGACTTTGATGAAATATTAAGCAACACTATTTTTGGTTTAGTAGGTTTTGGAAAAACAAGACTAGAAAAAGTTGTAGAAGAATCTGGCTTTGATCCTGATGTGGTAAAATATGCAGATCTTGTGAACAGAAAAAAACAATTTCAAAAAGATGTAGGTTTCTTAGAATATTTTGGGAAGCCAGGAGTAAAGACTGGATACGCAGAAATATTTTCACCAGAAGAAATAAGATCAAAAAATCTTGAAAAACGAATTGTTGAAAACGCTCAGATTTTTAACAAAGAATTAGATAAGTTAAATAAGGGAAGTCCACAACAGCAAGCATATGAAAAAGCAGAAGATAAATTAAAAGAGCGTTATGAAAAACAATCCGAAGAAGAAATATCTAGAAAAGTTTTAAAAGAGACAGGTAAAAAATTTACAGACTTCGTTACAGAGGAAGATCGAAGACTTGAAGAACGTATGAACGAACTTGAACGTCTTGGATTTAAAGAAGGTGGTTTTGGTAAAATGGGAAGAAGAAGTTTTATAAAACTAGCTGTAGGTATCGCTGCGATTATTGGTGGACTAAGAGGCGGTGTGAAACAATTAAAAACTCCTATAGCAAAAAAAGTTTTAAAAGATGCACCACAAGGTACACCAGATTGGTTTGCACCCCTTATAGAAAAAATTACAAAAGAAGGAATTGATATTTCAGATAAAGCAGCAACAATTGAACGACAAACAGTAAAAGAATTAAAAACTCCCGATGGAACATATACTGTAACAGAAACACCAGATACTGGAGAAATCATAGTTTCAGTGGACACGGGAGCTGGAGTTAATGATCTTCCTGTAGATTTTACCATGACTCCAAATAGAATAACAGGTGTTGCAGACGATGGAACGCCTATTACTGAATTCGGTGAATTTAACATTGTTGAATCTAGAGTAGAGGGCAGACTAGTCAGCCCCGATGATTATGACATTGATTTAGAGGAATACGTGACTAGTGATTTAGATGATGCAGCTAGTGATTGGCACTCTGTTGAAAAATTTGCAACAGGTAAAACAGATGAGATTGCTCAAAAGAAAAAACAAGATGGAAAAGAATTTATTGAGGCATTTCCTAACGAGGATCTAGCGAATCGCTATGGAGATTATGATCCACCGGACCCAAATGACTATTAAAAGATTAACTACAACGATACCTCCTAAATCAGGACCACAACCGCAGGGGGTTGAATATAACTATAATACTGTTAAAACAGTAAAACTGGAGAGAAAATATGGCCGTAGACAAAACGTTACCAAACATAAGCGAACAACCTGAAGAGACGACAGAAGATTTAGCTGTTGAGATGGAAGAGCAACTGCGTGAACAAGCAGACACGGAAGTAACTGAACTTGAAGATGGTGGCGTAGAAATTAACTTTGATCCGAATGCAGTCGCACAAGGACAAGAAACAGATTTTAATGCGAACCTCGCAGACTTTGTTGAAGAACAACAACTTGAAATGTTGGGCTCACGTTTATTTGAAAATTATTTAGATTACAAAAATTCTAGAAAAGACTGGGAAAGAACTTACACAGAAGGACTCGACTTGTTAGGGTTCAAGTATAATAATCGTACTGAACCATTTTCAGGTGCGTCAGGTGCAACCCACCCTGTTTTAGCAGAAGCAGCGACACAGTTCCAAGCTTTGGCGTACAAAGAATTACTTCCTGCGAACGGACCGGTTAGAACACAAGTGGTAGGATTACAAACTCCAGAAAAAACACAACAGGCTAATCGTGTAAAAGATTTTATGAATTATCAAATCATGGATCAGATGATGGAGTATGAACCTGACTTTGATCAGATGTTATTCTATTTACCTCTTGCAGGTTCTGCATTTAAAAAAGTTTATTACGATGACATGATGCAAAGAGCGGTATCTAAGTTTGTTCCAGCAGAAGAACTTATTGTGCCGTACACTGCAACCAGTTTAGATGATGCCGAAGCAATTATTCACAAAGTAAAAATTTCTGAAAACGAATTACGAAAACAACAAGTGGCTGGTTTTTATCGAGACATTGATATTAAACCAGGTCAAAATAATTTAACAGATTTAGAGAAAAAAGAACTTGAACTAGAAGGCACTTCAAAATCAGGAAGAGATGAAGATGTTTTCACATTACTCGAATGTCATGTTAATTTAGATATAGAGGGTTTTGAAGACGTTGACACAAACGGTGAACCAACAGGGATTAAAATTCCATACATTGTAACCATGGATGAAGGATCAAGAAAAGTTTTATCCGTTCGAAGAAACTATGAAGCAGGAGATCCATTAAAGAAAAAAATTTCTTACTTTGTACATTTTAAATTTTTACCCGGCCTTGGCTTTTATGGTTTTGGTTTAATTCACATGATCGGTGGATTATCTAGAACAGCCACAGCTGCTTTGCGACAACTCTTAGATGCTGGAACATTATCAAACTTACCAGCAGGTTTTAAACAAAGAGGTATCCGAATTCGAGATGACGCACAATCTATTCAACCAGGAGAGTTTAGAGATGTAGATGCTCCAGGTGGAAATATTAGAGATGCGTTTATGACTCTACCATTTAAAGAGCCATCTCAAACTCTTTTAAATTTATTGGGTGTCGTTGTACAAGCAGGTCAGCGTTTTGCATCTATAGCTGACATGCAAGTAGGAGACGGGAATCAAGGCGCTGCAGTGGGAACGACAGTTGCGCTTTTAGAAAGAGGAAGCAGAACCATGTCTGCGATTCACAAAAGAATTTACGCAGCGCTCAAAAAAGAATTTAAATTAATGTCCAGAGTTTTCAAACTTTATCTACCCCAGGAATACCCCTATGATGTTGTCGGAGGACAACGTCTCATCAAACAGTCTGACTTTGATGACAGAGTAGATATATTGCCAGTTGCAGATCCAAATATATTCTCTCAGACACAGCGTATCTCCCTTGCGCAGACGGAATTGCAATTGGCAATGTCCAATCCACAAATACATAATTTATATCAAGCGTACCGAAACATGTATGAAGCAATCGGTGTAAAAGACGTTGATCAAATTTTAGTTCGACCACAACCCCCACAACCAATGGACCCTGCATTAGAGCATATCAATGCTCTAGCAGGGAGACCATTCCAAGCTTTTCCAGGACAAGATCATAGAGCACATATTCAAGCGCACTTGTCTTTCATGGCAACGAACATGGCAAGGAATAATCCACCTGTGATGGCGGCGTTAGAAAAAAATATTTTTGAACACATTAGTTTAATGGCTCAAGAACAAGTTGAACTTGAGTTTGCACAAGAGTTAAGAACAGTTGCAGCGATGCAGCAGAACCCACAAATGCAAATGCAGGCAAGAATGATGTCACAAAAAATTGAATCAAGAAAAGCACAATTGATTGCTGAGTCTATGGAAGAGTTTTTAAGTGAAGAGAAGAAAATTACCTCACAGTTTGACAATGATCCTATTGCAAAATTAAGATCTAGAGAATTAGATCTTAGAGCAATGGAAAATGAGAGAAAAGAACGTGAAGGAAGTGAAAGAATGGACCTTGATAAGATGAGAGCAATGATGAATCAAGAAAATCAAGACGAAAAACTAAAACAAAACGAAGAATTAGCAAAATTAAGAGCTAATACATCGATTGAAAAGACTATTTTATCTAAAACATTGCCAAAAGCAGGTGATATGATGGGTAATATTGCTGTTATTAGAGGTGATAATGACTCAAACTAAAAAACAAGACCGAAAAATTGCAAAAGTGATGAGAGAGTTTAAAAAAAAGAAGCTTTCTATTGGAAAATCTGATAAAAAAGTTAAAAATAGAAAACAAGCAATCGCTATTGCTTTGCGAGAGGCAGGCGTAAAACAAAAAAGGAGCAAAAATGGAAAAACTAAATAAGATTAAAGAAGCAAAAGTTGGTGAACAAGAAATCCACATGGATCCACGTTCTAAAACAACTTACAACGCTGCTTATAATCAAATTGGTACTGGTGGACCTGAGTTAGAAGTTCAAGGACAAGGCGCAGTGCTTCCAGAAAAAAGAAGAAAATCAAAAGCGTTTTAATTATGTGGTTATCGGCAATAAAATTAGCGGTTTCTGCTGGCAGTAAAATTTATGCCAACAAGCAGCGAACAAAAATGGCGATGTCGGATGCACAGCTTATGCACGCACAAAAAATGGCCCAAGGCCAGGAAGCTTACCAAGGAAAACTTTTAGAAGCTAGACAATCGGACTGGAAAGACGAGGCAGTTTTGATAATTCTCTCAGCGCCCATCGCAATTTTGGCCTGGGCAGTCGTATCTGATGACCCAACCGCAATGGATAAAGTAAAATTGTTTTTTAAAATGTTCTCAGAGCTCCCGTCATGGTTCACAAACTTATGGATCCTTGTAGTGGCGTCGATTTATGGTATAAAGGGAACACAAATATTTAGAGGAGGGAAAAAATAATGGCAAACAAGAGATATAATAATCAACTTTTTAAAGATTTAAAATCAAAAGAAGTTATTGGTGATAAAATTAAGGTCAAAGATCTTAAAAAAATTGAAAGACTTAAAAAAATGGGTGGTGGCATGATGAAAAGAAAAATGCTGAACTCAGGAACAAAACCTGACTTTTTAGATTTAGACAAAGATAACAATACAACAGAGACTATGAAATCTGCAGCTAAGAGCCTAAAAAAAACGAGTGGAGGCATGAGAGCTAACAAAAAAGAAAAAGCAGGAATGAAAAGAGGCACTGGTAAATTAAACGAAGGTCTTAGAAAATTTTTAGCGAAGAAAAAAGGTAAAAAATAATGCTTAAAAAAATTAAAAACAAAATTTGCGAAATTGTTTGCAAGCTATTTGGTATTACACCATGTGTTTGTGATCACGATTGTGATTGTAAAGATAAAGCGAGTAAACAATAATGACTAAACTTTGTCCTAGAGGTAAAGCCGCAGCCAAGAGAAAATTTTCTGTGTACCCCTCAGCATATGCGAACGCCTACGCCAGCAAAATTTGTGCAGGTAAAATTAAAGATCCATCTGGTGTAAAGAGAAAAGATTTTAAAGGACGTAAAAAAGCAGCAGGCGGTGGATTAATGGAAGCCACTGAGAGATTAAGAAGACAGGGATTTAGCAAAGGCACTCCTAATCCTAACAAAAAGGGAGGCATTGCAACCGGTTGCGGAAAAGTAATGTCGAATAGAAAAAAAGTAACAAAGGTTTTTTAGAGCCATGGCTAAAAACGGTCTTGATAAATGGTTCAAACAAAAATGGGTCGATATTGGCTCAAAGAAAAAAGATGGATCTTTTTCTAAATGTGGAAGATCAAAACAAAAAGCAGACGCAAAACGTAAGTATCCAAAATGTGTCCCACTTGCAAAAGCAAGAAGCATGTCAGAAGGACAAAGACGTTCCGCTGTAAAAAGAAAGAGAGCAGTAGCTCAAGGAGTTGGTGGTAAACCAACAAATGTAAAAACAATTGTGAAAAGAACAAAAAAAGCAAAAGGTGGACCAGGAGGAACAACAACTCCATACTTTGGTAGATCAATCAAAGGAAGTTATGGCGGTGTAGAATTATCAAATCCATCTTACAGAAAATATTATAAAGGATTAATTTAATGGCAAGAAGAGATAAGATGCCAGCAAGAAACAAGAAGAACTTCAGGCCTACAAAGGCCGGAGCAGGCATGACACGAGCCGGTGTCGCTGCCTATAGAAGAAAAAATCCCGGTTCAAAACTACAAACAGCGGTCACAGGCAAGGTCAAACCTGGATCAAAAGCTGCAGCTAGACGTAAATCATATTGCGCTAGATCGGCCGGACAAATGAAAAAATTCCCCAAAGCAGCAAAAGATCCTAATTCTAGACTACGCCAGGCTAGAAAAAGGTGGAAATGCTAACATTTGAAGATTTAGTAAAAAAACTTAGAAAAGAATTGAGAGACAACTACCAAGCGGTAGGTGACTCAATGATTGCAGGAAATGCAAAAGATTATGAACAGTACAAATATCTGTTAGGTCAAGCGCATGCTTATCAATCTACGGATCAAGCATTAACAGATATACTTAATCAAAACGATAAAAAGGAGAAACAAGATGAGCGAAAAGCTGATAACGTCATCGAATTCGGAAGAAGTTCCGAAGACTAGACTTGCACTTGAAGAAAAATTTAAGAAGCAAGATAAAGCGGAAGTAGACGCGTATGAGCGTTTAAAAACAAAAGAAGAAACTAAACTTCCTAAACCTACGGGTTGGAGAATGATTGTTCTGCCATTTAAAATGCCAGAAAAATCTAAAGGAGGTTTATATTTTGGACAAGAGACTTTAGAAAAACAACAAGTGGCATCCACGTGTGGACTCGTTCTTGCACTAGGACCACATTGTTATGACAAAGAAAAGTTTCCTGAAGGACCATGGTGTAAAAAAGGCGACTGGGTTATTTTTGCACGTTATGCAGGTTCTAGGATACAAATCGATGGAGGCGAGGTAAGAATATTAAACGATGATGAAGTTCTCGCATCTATTGAAAACCCAGAAGATATACTTCATCAATATTAACATAGGAGGAAACTATGCAAGTAGAAGAAAACAAGACAGTTGACATTGATACTTCCGGCCCAGATACTGAGGTCGAATTAAAAGAAAACAAAACAACTGATATTGCTCCAGTTGAAGAGACTGAGGAGCCTGTAGTTGCTGAGACTCAAGAAGCCAGCAGCGAGCAGCAAGAGGCTACGAAGAAAGAAGAAAAGAAAGAAGAATTAGAAGATTATAGTAGAGACGTTCAAAGAAGAATAGCAAAGCTGACTAAAAAAATGCGTGAAGCTGAAAGACAAAGAGACGAAGCTTTAACATTTGCAAAAATCCAAAAAGAAAAAGCAGAGGATTTAAATCAGAAATATTCATCTTTGGAAACAACATCTGTAAAAGATAGGCAAGAGAAAATTACTTCATTACTTGATGCACAAAAGTCAAAACTAGCACAAGCTAGAGAAGCAGGTGACACCAATGCTGAAGTAGAAATCTCGAAGCAAATCGCACAGTTAGGATATGAAGAAGCGAGAATCCAGGAGCTTACAAAAGCTGCAGAAATGCAACCTAAAAAAGCTGAGGAAACCGTGGAATCACCTATTTCAAAATCAATGCCAGAAGTTCAAGTTGACCCTAAAGCAGAGTCTTGGGCAGCAAAAAACACATGGTTTGGTAAAGATAAAGCAATGACTTATACTGCTTTTGATTTACATAAAACATTGGTTGATGAAGAAGGATATGATCCTAAATCAGATGAATACTATACTGAGGTGGATAAAAGAATAAGACTTGAATTCCCTCATAGATTTGATAAACCAGAGTCAACGGAATCGACCAAACCTGTGCAGACAGTAGCGTCAGCGACGCGAAGCACAAAATCAGGTCGCAAAACTGTGAGACTCACGCCGTCTCAAGTTGCAATCGCTAAAAAATTAGGTGTGCCACTTGAAGAATATGCGAAACAATTAAAACTCACGAAGGAGGCATAAGCATATGGAAAACGATAACAAAAAAACCTCTCGTGCGAGCCAAACTAGGGAAAAACAATCCAAACCCAAAGTATGGACTCCACCGTCTGCTTTAGACGCACCCCCAGCGCCAAATGGATTTAGGCATAGATGGGTAAGAGCTGAAAGTCTTGGATTTCAAGACACAAAAAATGTGTCGGGAAGAATAAGACAAGGATACGAATTAGTTAGATCTGATGAATATCCCGATAGTGATTATCCCATTGTCGAAGATGGAAAATACGCAGGAGTGATCGGAGTAGGTGGCCTTGTGCTGACAAGGGTACCGGAGGAGGTCGCAAAACAAAGACAAGCTTATTATGCGAAACAATCGCAAGAGCAAGTCGAAGCTTTAGACAACGACCTTATGAAGGAACAGCATTCAAGTATGCCAATCAATATTGATAGGCAGACTCGTGTAACTTTCGGTGGATCAAAGAAAAATTAATTTTTTAGCGATTCCCTGGATAAACTTTAATAAGGAGAAAACTATATGGCAAACAAAGACGCACCTTTTGGTATGAAACCAATTGGAAAAGTCGGTCAAAATAGAGATAACCAAGGTTTATCCGAGTACGATATTGCAGCTTCTGCAACAGCGATCTATTTCCAAGATCCAGTGAAAATGGTAAACACTGGAACAATTGGAGTAGCCGCAGCAGGTGACTCTTTACTCGGTGTACTGACAGGTATCTTTTTTACCGACGCATCAACAAGCAAGCCAACTTTTGCTAATCACCTAGACGCATCTAATGCGGCTACTGATATCAAAGGTTTCATTACGGATGATCCGTATGAAAGGTTTGAAATACAATCAAATAATAGTGGAGCTTCTGCATCAACTGATATCTTCAATGTGGCTGATATCGTGTATGCTGCAGGTTCATCACCAGATTACGTATCTCAAGTAGAGTTAAATGACTCAACTTTAGCTGCGGGATCTTCTGCAACATTGCAGATTCTTGGTCCTTCAAAAGATCCAGATAACAGTGATGTAGGTTCTGCGAATGTCAACTGGATCGTTAGAATTAACGAGCATCTGTTAGACATGAACGTAAACGGCGTATAATAGGAGGATACAACTATGGCCATTTCTAGAGGACAACTAGTCAAAGAACTAGAGCCAGGTTTGAATGCCCTATTCGGCCTGGAGTATAAACAGTATGAAAATCAACATGCTGAAATATACACAACTGAAACTTCAGACAGAGCGTTTGAAGAAGAAGTTATGTTATCAGGATTTGCATCAGCGCAAGTCAAAGCTGAGGGATCTGGTGTTTCTTTTGACAATGCTCAAGAGACTTTCACTGCAAGATACACTCACGAGACAATCGCTCTTGCATTTTCGATAACTGAAGAAGCTATTGAAGATAACTTGTATGACAGACTCGCGTCTAGATATACAAAAGCGTTAGCACGTTCAATGGCACAAACAAAACAAGTTAAAGCGGCTAATCCATTAAACAATGGATTACCAACTGCGGACAATTTTGATGCAGGTGACGGTGTTTCTTTATTTAACACAGCTCACCCAACAATTGCTGGTTCGTTTAAAAACACTTTAACTACTCAAGCTGACTTAAACGAAACTTCATTAGAGCAATCAATGATTGACATTGCTGCGCTTACTGATGAAAGAGGTTTAAAGATTGCTGCTAGAGGCGTGAAAATGATCGTTCCAAGTGAAAACCAATTCACTGCGGAGAGATTAATGAAGTCTCAAGGTAGAACAGCTACAGCTGATAATGATATCAATGCAATCGTATCTATGGGTATGGTTCCGCAAGGATACAGAGTGAACAATTTCTTAACTTACACTGATTCATTCTACATTATCACTGACGTGCCAAATGGTATGAAGATGTTTGACAGAGCACCTATTAAGACTGCTATGGAAGGCGACTTTGATACTGGTAACGTAAGATACAAAGCTAGAGAAAGATGCTCTTTTGGAGTTTCTGACCCTAGAGGTATCTTCGGTG